ACTTTTCCCTGCTTGGATAAAAATCATATATGGCGCAGTAAAGTTAGTTGTTTGCCCATCTACATGAACCGCTACGCTACCTGTGGCTAATAAAGTCATGTGGTCATAATTGTGTTTATGCCCTTCATTAGCATCTCCGGCTTTAACAAAACGCATTTGCCTTAGCCATAAATTAGTAGCACAGGTTATTCGAGTTTCAGGATAAGCCATATTTAATTACTCCATTTTCCCAATTTTCTTGGGGTACGTAAGCACCAAACATCCACAGTATTCTGGGTGTATCGCCTTTAACTTCTGTAACGTAGTGTTCAAAATCAGATGCTAAATAGCAATGTAAATCGCCTGCCTTTATATCTATTTTACTACCATCAACAAATAGTTCAGCACCATCATCAGCAGCTTGGGTCATAATGTTGCAACGTAAAGCTGAAGACCATCCGTTTTTTGGATCTTTGTGTTTGTAAACATCACCCCCAGGTTTAGTGTAGCTAACTACAACACCGTTGTTTCCGTGCCCCATAATAATAGGGTAATTACTTACACCAACAAAGCGTCTAATTTTATTAGACAACTCAAGTACTTCTTTTGGGTATTCAAACCTGTCCCCATACATTCTTGAAGTAAGCCTTTTATCAGTTGATTTACCAGTGCATACGCCATTGTCTAACCATTTTTTAGCAACGCCCTCGTAAGCCCAAGCATTTAATAACTCACATTCTGCTGGGGTTATAAAGTTAGGGGTTATTTCTAAACGCATTATTTATAAAGTAGTGTTAGGTATTTCAGTTGGGTCTGTGGTTAATACACCAAACTCAACTAGGACTTTAGCAACATTTTTCTTAAACTGAAGGTCTTGCCACATTTGTTGATTAGCAACTTCTTCAGGGGTCAACACTATTGGTAAATTATCTTCTGTTTGCTGTGTATCTTCAACCACAAGAGCTCGTATATCAGCTACGTTTGCAATACCCGCTGCAATTTGAGAATTACGATTAATAAAATCTGTTGGAGCAAACCCTTCAATATACTGTTCTAATTCTTGACCCGTTATATATAAACCCTCTGCATTAAGAGGAACGTCAATACCAAAAGCTTGCATATTTTCAGCAAACTTAACAAGCAAACTGCCTGACGTTTCGTTAAATCCTACAATTTTGTATGTCATTTTTTACTCCTATTTAAAGTTACCATTTATCTAAAGGACACGTTGCGGACTTGATTGCGATTTTTAATGGCATAAAGCAACCACATTTTTTGCAAACTTGAAATTTATGAAAGAATTCACATGACTTACAAATTTGCATTCGTTCTTTAGCATATTCAAAATCTGACCAATGTTTACTCACGAATTAATTGTGCCGTTTCTTGTGCCTGTGTTGGTATATGTAATATTACTATTTCCTTGAATACATACACCGCCTGAACCACCACTACCCATTCCACCATTATTATTAGAACAACTGCTGCCTGTATTTCCAGCTGCTCCAGAAGATCCGTACCCCCCACCAGCGCCGCCTGTATTAAAGCTTCCAGGATTACAAGCATTTGAACGTCCACCACTACCAGTACCTGTTAAACTGCCGCCGCCGCCAGCATTTCCATTTTGACCGCCACCACCACCACCACCGCCAGAACCGCCTGAACTGTCCCCAATACCACCACCGCCACCACCACCACCAAAAGCAGTAGTAGGGTTGCCGCCTTTATCGGTAAATTGAATAACTCCTTGACCGCCACCACCACCGCCACCACCTGCAATACGATTAAGGTTATTCATAGTAATCGCTCTTTGGACTAAAAGAGCAGGGCCACCCGCACCGCCATTATCACCACCACCATAAGTACCTGTACCACCATTACCACCATTACCACCACGACCAACAATTGTTCCGCTATTAACAATAGTTACGGTATCCCCAGCAGCCCATGATGTATCCACAGTCATAGCATAAGAGCCTGTAGAACCTGAAGAAACAAATACTCCACTATTAATAGTTAACGTAAAGTCTGTTCCACCTGCAACATAGCCGGTTGCTTTTGCGGTATTTACTGTGTAGTTTGCGGTATTGGCTGAAATTGTTGCTGCTATAGAAACACGATTGGATTTACCATAAAAATTAGTTGGCATAATAATTGCACCGCTAGGAACGTTAGCCAAAGTGCGCACTGCTGCATCATTTAAACTAATAGCTGTTGTTGCGCCTAAGCCCAACTCTACAGCAATAGATTGCCCTGTAGTGGAACCAGCAAGACTAATTGGACCAGAAGCATTAAGTGTCATAGTCTATATCCTTATGGTGTACCGTATGCAGTAATATTTGTTGCAGAAATCAAATTGCCTGTGGAGTCCATAGACATAACTACAGTAGATCCATATTTAAACTGCAACACACCACCAGATTCGGTAATTGTAAAATTAGCAGTAGAAAAAGAACTACCTGTAACTACGTTACCAGCAAAAGACCCATTAGAGTCTCTTAATACTATTGTGCTTGCCCCGTTAGCTGTAGCTGCGGTTGTACGTGAGTTTGCTATAGTTCCAGACGAAATATTAGAAGCATTAATAGCAGTAAGAGCTACGCCGTTACCAGACACATTAGTAAAAGCCCCAGTTGTAGCGGTTAAAGTACCATTAACAGTAAAATTACCAGTTGAACCAGACAGCCCGTTTACAAAATTAGTACCATCACAATAGACAAGACAGGTTGCCCCATTGGGGACGTTAACACCTGTACCGGAAACACCAATAACTCGAATTGCGTAACCACCCGTAGTATTGTTTACGATGGTATATAGCTTTTTTACAACTGGCGGAATTAAATCTCTGACCGCAGCATTTGTTCCAGTAACCACTAAGACTGCATTACGGGCCTCGTCTGATACCCCGTTAAAGCTAGTTAGGGTGTAATTAGCATCAGACATTGTGATTGAAGTAACGCCAGTAATAGCTTGCTCAAGCAATGTACCTAGATTGGTATTAGTAGTTTGCCCCCAAAGACCTGCTTGGTCGCCATCCCCCATCAGGGTTAGCTTTAAACTTGTTGAGTATGTACTTGCCATAATTTATCCTTAAGCTGCTGCTACTTCTGTCCAATTAGGTACTTGCACTGGATCAATTAAACTCCAAACATTGACCCTATTTAGTCTAACAACTGTTCTAACGCCAGTCAAATTAACATTGGCATTTGCAGCTACTATTACTGTGCCAAGTAAAACAGGCACTGCAAATCCAGTTACAGTATTATCACTACTACCTGATGCTGTTACATTACCTAATAAAGTCGGTATTGCAAATCCTGTAAGATCTACAACTGCGTTTCCGCTGGTAGTTACATTACCTAATAAAGTTGGTATTGCAATCCCAGTAAGATTAACATCAGTAATAAGCGTAACTGTTACATTACCAAGTAAAACAGGTACCGCAAACCCAGTAAGATCTAAATTGCTATCTGCAACAACAGTAACTGTACCAATTACACCTACAGCATTAACACCTGTTGGTACAACGTTTCCATCAGCTACAATTGTTACACTACCAACTGCACCTACTGCATTTACACCTGTTACATCTAAGTTGTTAGATGTTTGAACAGCAACTGTACCAACTACACCTACAGCCGAAACCCCAGTAAGTTGAACTGATATACCAATCGTTGCCTCACCAGTATCAGCAAACGGGGCACCAGCGTAGGGCGAGAAGCCAAAGGTCATTACTTGCCTTTCAGAGCATCTACTTCGGCCTTCAACTCCTTAATAGCCTCAATGAGCAACGGAATAATTCGGTCGTATTTAACTGCTTTCATACCGTCTTCTCTAGTGCCAACTACTTCTGGCAATATTTTTTCAACCTCTTGGGCAATTACACCAACGTCGTGTTTACGAACAAAGTAACCGTCTTCTGGCTCATCCAAGTTATTCCAATCAAACTCAACACCACGAATTTGAAGGACTTTAGCAAGCGCATTTGCAATTACTTGTACGTTGTCTTTTAAACGTTCGTCTGAAGAGTAGTACGCAGTAACGTTATTTGTTGCACGAATTTCACCAGATGTACCTGATGCCGCTGTACCACATCCAAATGAGGTTGCTACAAGATTGGTTAAATTACCAGTAGAAGTAATGTTGGTTTGCGCAGCAGTGCTTAATGTGCCAGCAACTGTAGTAAATGTACCTACGTTTGCAGTGAAAGATCCGTTAGAGTCTCTAGCTACAATAGTTGAAGCCCCATTGGCAGAAGCTGCTGTAGTACGAGCGTTTGCTATAGTGCCACTAGATATGTTCGAGGCGTTGATTGCAGTAAGTGCTACACCGTTGCCTGAGATAGAAGTAAACGTACCAGCATTAGCAGTAAAGTTACCAGAGGCATCTCTGGCTACTATGGTCGAAGCACCGTTAGCAGAATCAGCAGTCGTTCTTGCATTTGCAATAGTCCCTGAAGCAATGTTAGATGCATTAATAGCGGTTAAGGCTACACCGTTACCAGAAATAGAAAGAGCCGTAATATCGCCTGCACCAAAGCCTCCAGAACCATCACGAAGAACAATCGTAGAAGCTCCGTTAGCGGAAGCTGCAGTCGTTCTTGCATTTGCAACAGTCCCTGAAGTTAGGTTGGACGCATTAATAGCACTTATGGCTACGCCGTTACCAGATATAGATGTAGCAGTAATAGCGCCAGCATCAAAACCACCGTTTGAATCACGGGAAACAATCGTAGAAGCCCCGTTAGCGGAAGCCGCTGTAGTTCTTGCGTTAGCTATGGTTCCAGACGAAATGTTGCTTGCGTTAATAGAAGTAAGAGTTGTACCAGCACCAATAAAGTTTGCTGCGGTTACGTTGCCACCTTCAAAAGCACCATTAGCATCACGAACTACTATTGTGCTTGCGCTGTTTGAAGTGTTGGCTGTAGTTCTAGCGTTATCTAAGGTGCCTGAAGTTACGTTAGAGGCATTGATAGCTGTTAGGGCTACGCCGTTACCCGATACGTTAGTAAACGCACCAGTTGTGCCGTTAAAAGTCGTGGCGTTAGATGTGGTTGCCGTAATGGTATTAGCTGTGAAATCACCGTTAGAGTCACGCAATACGATTGTGCTTGCTCCGTTAGCAGAAGCGGCGGTTGTTCTACCATTGGCTAAAGTACCTACAGAGATACTAGAAGCATTGATTGATACGTTAGCAGCGTTGGTTAGTTGACCTTGGGCATTGACTGTAAATTGTCCAACAGCCCCATCATTACCATATTGCGCTGCAGTAACAGCTGTATTAGAAATACTAAATGTTAAGTTGGCAAGGTTAAGACCTGTACCCGCTGCATAAATCTGAGC